CACTACGCTTCTTGGCATTCAGGTTGATGGTTTGAAGAGTACACTTCATTGTTAAGCCTCCAGTGGTTTCATGTCGCCCCATGATGGGCCGTATTCTACTTCTCCCGTAATAGGCACGGTAATCTTCCAGTTGAAATACTTGAATGCATATTCGGGGATACGATGGAAAACATCCAAAGCAATCTTACCCAACTCTTCTACTTCATTCTCCGGTGCATCGAAGATGATACTATCATGGACTGTATTGACCATGAGAGACTGCATCTTGTGTTCAAGCATCTGCTGCCTGATCTTGATCATGGCAATCTTTATCAGATCACCAGACGTTCCTTGCACTGGATAGTTGTAGATATCTGAGACTGAGTAATCAAGTATCCCTCTCTTTTGTTTTTTCTTGAACACCCATCTGCGTCCTGTAGGACCAATGAATATTCCAGTGCTGCGTACTTGCTGTACCCACTTAGCGTGAGCAGCTACCATGCCTGAGTAATGAGTAAAAAATCCCTCTAAAATTTTGTCCCATTTACGCTGAGAGAAATTAGGCATTCTCGGGTCCATGAAATAGGCATAGGCTGCAGTTTCGGGATTAGCATAGATTGCTCTGAAGTTAAAGATTTTTGCATCAGTACGATTCTCCTTTGTCAGTGGAAGTTCCATCAGTTGTGTGCAAGTAAATGCGTGTTGATCTCTCCCTTCCATTATCTCCTTCATCATGGTTTTGTCTTGGGTTAATTCTGCACAGATCCTCCATTCAAATTTGGCTGAGGTCGCAATCTACGATCATAAGCCATACCACCTCCTATTCTAGATGCTTCCAACTTTTCCTAGATTTAATGTTGAGTATTGTCATTTGGCTAACATTATACTCAGTATACAATTCTCTAGTTGATTTATTGGACGCACGTATTTGTCTTACCTGATCTTCTGTAAGTCTAACTGCACCATTCTTTATTCCTTGAAATCCTGATGCAAATGCCTTATTTCTTCCTTTGTATTCTCTATCTAAAGCATTGTCTTTAGAAGTGCCTAAATAGAGGTGATCTGGATTAACACATTTAGGATTATCACAACGATGTAGAACATGAATCTCTGCAGGAAGTTCTATTCTATGAATATATTCATACAGAACTCTTGCTGCTACTCGGGTTCCTCCTTTCCACCAGATATATGCTCTACGATCTCTTCCAGTTAAGTTTCCTTTCCAGATCCAACAACCATTATGATCTATTTCTCCTATTCTTTGTAAAAATTGTTCTGGAAGGTCAGCATCGACAATCATGGCTTAACCGTATGATCTCTGCGGTATCCAGGATGGGATGGGATACGTGTGATGCGATGACTACCACATTCAGGGCAACGTGCTTCTAAGAGGAACTCATTGTACTCTTGATGGCTGTGATGAAACTTCTCAAATTCAAATGAACAGTCAATACATAAGTAATTGTATATAGGCATCACTCACCTCCAACGTGTTGTAAAACATTTCTTAACTGGACCAGTGTTCCCTCTGGGTTGGTTCTGGAGATTAGGACGACTGCAGCTCGTCCTCCCTGTGACTGTGATGCACTGGTTAATGGTATGATGAATAACACCTCCATCAACAAATTTCTGTAAACCTCTAAAGTAAGTTGACTGTAGTTGGGAGAGACGACTTCGATCACGCAGATCGTCAAGTATTCTCCGTTGTTCCGGTGTCTTAGCCTTGAGTTTGAGGATCTCAGGTACTGCCACAGAGAATAAACCTTCTTTAGAGGCAGCAGTGACCCCAAATTTCTTAGCATCGAAGAGAGGCTGATGGGTATCTTTGTACCCAAATAGACCCTTGCTGAGTTGGTCTGGTGAGTCTGGATTTTCAATAGAGAGACAGGTTCGTAAGCGTTCATCAATAACCTCCAAGTCCTTCGTGTATAATTCATTATACATCGAAAGCTGTTCACTGTCAACTGTCATGCCATTTCTTTCCATGTCAGCTATGCATCGGAGTGTCTCCATTTCTAGTGAGATTATTTTTGAGAGGTTACTGCCTAGAATTCTAGGCACTTGTTTTGAGAATAAGGCGAGAGCATTGATAGTATCCTGCTCACAATACACCCGTAATATTTCAGCAGGTACTTCCCATGTATCTGCGCCAGCATCCCAATAAATTTTTACTTTGTCTTTCTTTTCTGGGATACCGTACTTTTTACAGAGTTCTCTGAGAGAGATTCCTTCCTGCTTGTAATGGGCATTGATGTTATATTCCACAACCATAGTACAATACAAAGGAACGGAAGACAGATCAAGGCCCATATGACGCATCCAATGATAATCAAATTTAAGATTGTGAGCGATAATACGATCACTAGCATTGATTTCATTCTGTATTTCCTCCAAAGATTCTGCATAGGTTTGATCAGGATGATACTTGTTCCGACATGGATGGTTAAAGAACCATGTCCTGAGAGTACCATCATCCTTAGCCATTGACAGGCACACTAATGCGGAGTCCTTTGACCAAGGAAAATGATTAGGTGCTTTCGTTGTCTCTACGTCAATGGCAATATTCATCCACAGTCCTCCAGATTATCAGTCGATGTATCTCGCGGTGGCAGGATCAATCGTGACAACGTACCGTCCATGATCCCCTGTGAGTTTATTTTTGCATAGTGAGACGTATCGGGTGAATTCGTCTGAAGGTTCGAGAGACTTACCAATCCCGATAATGTAATCGAAAGCTCCTGGTTTTCCAGTTTTCCCAGAGTCCAGATTAGACTGTAGGAGCCACTTTCTACCTTCAGCCGCGACATCAGCTTGTCCGACTGTAAGCATGTCCATTTTCCATTCAGCATTACATCGCTTAACAACTTCCCTAAGATTGTCGTACACTCCTTTAAGTCTGTCGGCACCGTTCCCACTGGACGAGTCTCCTTTATAAGATAGTTTATCTCCCTGATCAATCACTACAAATCGGGGTTTGTACTCTCGGCACAACCTCTCCACTTCTTCCACAGAAATATTAGCAGAATCATAGAGCTTAACGCGAAGTCCTCCCTTCTCATTGAACTTCTCTTTGGCAGTTGTCCTGTTCTCTACGAGTGTGTGCAGTGGCATACCACACACGGCTGTGAACAATCGCAACTTGACACGTGACCCTGCTTCCTCATTATTGAACCAGAGGATTTGTTCTCCATTGGTAAGCTGCGATGCGAGATAAGATACTTCTGAGTGTAAGAACGTAGTCTTACCAGATTCGGGACGCGCAAAAACATGACCTAAAGATCCTCCACTTAAAGGGCCAAGACTTCCTCTAAGGCAATTAAGCCTCCACGATAATCCATCAGTTGCAGTCTTATCAATTAGTTCATCGAGTCCATCCTCAACAAAGATTTGTTTTTCTTCGTGGTCTTGTGCCTGGAATTCTAGGCACTTGTCAACAAGTTCTCGTACTGCTGCCATGAGTCCGAAGCGTTCTCCTGACACAGAGGGCAGCATCATATTGACAATCTTGTTGGCATAGTCTACTTCAATTAGCTGATGGATCACGTCTGATGCAAGACTATCCGAGGTATCTAATCCATAGAACTGCTCAATCAGTTGGATGTAAAGTTGCTTATCTTTCTTGCCGGGATATTCGAGAGCAAAGAAAGAAAGGAACTCGTCCTTACTGATGTAGGTATGATGTTCATACTTCTGGTAGTACCGATGGATAGTAGCAAACAGATCTTTGATCTCCGGTTCAAGAGTAATGGTACGTATAGTAGGATTGTATTTTGTATAGTACTCCTTATTATTGGTGAATAATTTCAGAACAGTTAATGTAACCATACAATCTCACTCCTCCTTGAAGCATTCTGGATAGGCACGTCTTATTTCATCGTCTGCTTCATATTTTCCGTAACTGTATAGGCCTATAAATCTGACTATTTCTCTCGTCCTCTGCGCTACGGCAGCGTCGAGGTCGGCTTGGGTGAACTTCCTTGGATTACGGTGTTCGGAAAGTATTGTTTTTATTCTTTCGTCACTGCATTTATGACAGTATCTATGGATAAGATTGCCGTGTTCGCAGACTTCTCTGCTCATCACTCGCCTCCGTCGAGCTTGCGGAGATATTGCACGAACTCTGTAAGGGTGTCCCGCATAAGTTCTACCTTGTCGGCAAACTGACTTATTGAGTCATAGTCTCCGCCATGAATGCGAACTTTGTTGTGGCAGTCCGCTACCTCAACAAAGGATACCTTTACTGGGCCGTTTTCCCCTTTCCACGCAGAGTCTCCGTTGAAAGTAACGATGCTCCCGGTCAAAGATTGATCTCCGGGGTTAAGCCAGACCCTTCGGCAGTAGTTCTCCGGTCTCATGATTTCTCCTTAAAATCTCTAATGCTTCGCAGCAACATGATGTCAACCATGCTAAACGGCTTTTTCTTAACATCCGCCCACTTAGTTGCCGCTTCCACCACCTCGCGGAGTGCGGCGTTCTCGGCTAAAACACGATCAATTTTCTCTCGCAAAATGCTTGCGTGTTTGTGCTCATCGCTCTCCTGCCAAGCGCGGCCCATCTCTTCCAGTTCTGCGTTTCGCTCTTTCAGTGCGGCATTCTCAGCGCGGAGAGATTCAACCAGCTCGATGTAACATGACGGGCAAACATCGTGTGCTGGGTCTGGATGTTTTGGGCATTTCATTGTGGCACCTCCAATTCCTCCGGTTTAAATTCTCCATGTTTCCGGCATCGCCAGCCCCAACCGGTCCAGAACATGGTGATTTCGCAGAGTGGGCATTTCATCACTCCTCCTTTGCCGCCTCGATGGCGGCGAGTATGGTGGGGTGCCAAGCAGTTTCAGCATCGTTCCCAAATCCGTTTTCATAGTGAACTTTCCAATCGTTTCGGCAACTAACTTCAATCGAATAAATGATGTTCACATTGGCCATCAGCCAGTCCAGTACCGCCGCCTTGCGCTGACACTCGGCGTTCTCGGCTTCAAGTTTGGAGCAGAGTGCGTTTAATTCCTCATAGGCTTCGTGGATGTCTTTCATTGTTCATCCTCTGCGGCGACCTTGCGGATGGCTTCAGCAATACAATCTCTCGTTCGTCTTACAATGCCCGCTGCTTCCATCATCGTGCATCCAATATCAAAACATCCTTCTTCAGCTATCTCTGCCGCCTTCAGCATCCCGTCACGATAGGCAGTATCAGCACGCACTTCGGCTGCTTCGGCAATTCTCCTATTGTGGTTCGCCAGTTTACGCAAAACATCAACGTTTTCCCGCAGTTGCTCAATCTCCCCCTCCTGCCTTCTCACGGTGGCGGCGAGGGTTTCAACTACCACCCTTTCTACATACACCACTCGTATTTCTAAGCAGCTTATCTTATCAACATGCGCCAACGCTGCCAGTTCTTCTTTATTGAGACTCATTTCTTCTCTCCCAACCACGCCAGTACGGCGCGGCAGATGGCTTCTTCAAGTTTCTTGCTTGTGATAATCCTCTGATCTGGGAGTACAATGGCGTAACAAACAGCGTAAAGAGAAATTGTTGTTTCGTCTGGGAGCCGTTGCTGTAGCCTCCCCACCACGCGCCAGTCGGAGAAGTCGAGACGTTCGATCACTCCATGCCCAAGATATTGCCCACAATATTTGCAGCACCAATCCACACCACTGCGCACTCCAGCTCGTTTATATTGTCTGCCTTCATGCCAACATTCCCCAAGGAACTCGGTGAGCTGGCGCTGCTCTTGTTCGGTCAGGTTCATTTTATCCTCCAATCAGAGTATGTATCATTGTGGGATTAGCCTCTTTTGGATCACATGCAGTAGATACTACCACTGCATTGAGGCCGTATTTCCGTAGTTTACCCGCGTATAAGTGAGCCTCAGTATGCTTATCAGGGTCAAGCCAGATGTAAATCTTGAAATTGGGGAGCAACTTGTGTACCTTCAAGAACCATACAATCATCTCCTCTCTGATATAAGATCCAATCAGTCCAAGGGTGCGATATTGCCGTCCTACTTTAACGGCTGATACAATGTCTTCTACTAATACGATCTTGAGGCGATCTTCATACTCACGATGGGTGTTAATGCCGTGACGAGAATCAAACCAGAACCGAGGTTGATGCCCGTTTACAAATGTCATATACTTGGGATAATCAGATGTAATCTTACCCAATGCTCTACCCTGCCATCCGATCAATCCTGACATATTAAACAGAGGAAGAACCAGACGATTATAGCGACTACTATACCCAAAACCATAGAAGTCTCGTTCTGCGGTTGTGACGTTATACTTGGCTAGCCACGCCAAACCGTCGAGGGAAATTGTCGAAGAGAAATCTTCCGGCAAGCCTTTAGCAGATTCCTTCGAGCTTTTAAATAATTCAATCTCTTTATTAGCTGCTCTGATAGTCTGAGATGGCGTCAATATTCCCGTGTCACGCATGAACCCCGACATCTGAGGTGCGCAGTTATGGCAATGGTAAAGCCACCCAGATTTGGTACGTTTCACATACAGACGTTGTTTGGTATCGCCACATGCTTCGTGATTATACCGTGCTTCTTCATTAATATTCAGCAACTGAGAGCGATACTTCTCGGGTAGACATGAATTCATCTTCGACATCGTCATGGTAGAGATCTCCTGTAAGGGTTGAAACCACCTCCAAACACGTAGAACAAAGTTCGGGATCATGATGTTTTTCATTCAGCAAAGCATCACATGCTTTGCAATGTGTACCATAAGCTGCGGGGTTAATTGATAGTGCCATGAGGACTCTCCTTGAATAGTCATTGCCTAGATTCCTAGGCAAGATTTAAATGCCGCTACATATTTTTCCAACGTCGTTCCTTCAATCCCAGGAGCGGTGTTGACTTCAAACACACACACCCTGCCATCTCTGGTGGTACAGATATCGACGGCTCCAAAGTCAAGGCCGAGAGATGCCACAGCAGCACCCGCTGTCTGAGCGAGTTCATCAGTAATCGTCACTCCTTCCCGAGCAAATACCCATCCATTAGAATGATTGCGAATAAGGGAGTCTACTTCGACTCCCCTTTCCGCTCTTTGTTCTGATGACAGTTTCTTTTTCATTACGAAGTCAATGACAGATTCTTTGAATACATGAATTCTGTACTCATGTTCTATCTTAACTCTCTTGGTATACAGTGGTGCAGGGGGAAGGGACTCTATGTCGTTACAAACTATTATACCGCTTCCACCACAACCTGTCAACGTGATACGAGCAAAGACCTTATGACCCGCTGCTATCCATTCCTTCGCCTGGATCATATCCGTAGACCACTCGGGACACGGTACGATAGGAGAGAGAGTCTGAAATGTTAGCAGTTTGTTCTGGGCTAAGGAAATCGAATGGCATTGGTTGAGCATACACCCAACCTGTGTAATATACCTGCTGTTCCCCCAATTGATTATCACATCCTGCGGGCGGGGGCGAAACTGGCTCTGGTGTAGGGATGGCTGCAGCCGCAAAATCCCCAAGGCGCGGGAAAGTCTCTTCGCAGATTGAGATGTCATCTTGTACGGCAGTATGCGGATACGGGGGCGTCGATTCAAGATTGTCACGATAGAAGCTCCTTCCGTTAGAGTTAAATTCGTGATTACCACAGATTTGATGAAAAACTACTGGTGTGTTTGTATGATCACATACAGCCGTATTCAATGAAACACGGTCACGAATATGACGACAATTACTGCATGTTTTACGCTGTACTAGGCGGCATTCAAGTGCGGGCATATATCCCCCTATTCGGCAACGATAGTAATAACCCCTAGAGTGATGTAATCTTCAAGTTCTTTCTGACAAGTAGCACAGATATAGAAGATGTCTTTCTCTGTCTCGAAAGCACACAGAGCCATTCCTGTGGGAGAGTACTTTTGCCCACAGATCTCGCAGTCAACGAGTCCGTCAGCAACCTCCTTCGGAGCAGGAAGCGCATAGTAATTGGATTGACTACTCTTGAAATACAGTTCATCATCTTCTTTGAGAGTGTGGATATAGAAACCGACTGCATCAATATCCCTCCACATCATGTTCTCATAATCAAATGCCTGAAGATGCTTGTTATGATATCTACGACGCTGTGTGCCAACCCACCACTCACTCGTATTACCATGTTTGCTCTTCTTTTCCTTCTTAGACCAGAATGGAGGAGCCTTGTACGTTGTATTACTGTACCAGTTGCCGTCTTCCTGATCCCATACCCCTGAAGATTCATTCAGGATCAGAACTTCATTGGTGATATTGAGAACAGCGATCTTTGACCAACTGATAAACGGTTCGATCAGTTTGTGGATAGCTGTGTTGTACATCCACCCTTCGGGTAGTTGCTTGAGAATTTCTTCATTGAAATACCATGTGTCCGAATGCTGATCACATTTCGGCATCTTGGGAATGGTGCCATTATGGATGAATGCCATCGTATCACTGACTTGAAACGGATGACAGTTAGACTCATTGATGTGTCCCTGAGTCCTGATACGAAAGTGAAGAAGGAAATGGCTAGTGGGATGCGCCTCAAACTGCCTAATATACTCTTCCTTGAAAGCGGCAAACTCAAGGGTCTTGAAGACAATCACTTTATCTTCATGAATATACGCCATACCACAACCATCTTCATTGTTCGTATAGCAAGCAAAGAGTCTTTCATCAGTTACGCGGACACCGGGAAGCTGGACGATTGCAATGCACATATCTGTAATATCCTTTCTTGCCTAGAAATCTAGGCAGTCGCCTTGAAGAGTTTGTTGAGGTGAGGATAGATCTTCTTATGCTTGCTCACATAAGCAATGAGAAGATCCGGCGTAGGAGGGGATTTCAATGTTGAAATCCGCGTCAGATTGAACAATGCATCGAGAAATTGCAGGGAATAGAAAAGCTGGTCAGAAGTCCATACTCCTTTGAAGATGCGAATTTCGATGGTATATTCGGGACGAAGATTAACCATCGTATACTTTTCAGTACCACCCTTGTCTTTTGCCATTTTGCGGAGATTAACTCCCCGATAATCCGTGAATTTTTTGCAATAATCCTTCGCCTTTCTACGAGCAATCACTTCGACAAATTCGGTGTACTCGTTGAAGAAATCTAGGAATTTGAGCAACTGCAGAGAAGTAAACGCTTTTTTACTCATATGGATATGCAGCCCTGCAGAATCCACACAATTATTACGGAATTTGTGGCCGAGAGTTGATGCCATTTCATCAATCGCAGCACCAATACCACAGCCCATGAAGTAGTCAAAATCCATTGGCATGGTGACGGCTTCAAATCCCGTACTGAGAGAACCATCATGCTTGTAGTACATCTCACTTACCGGCACATGTTTCTTGAGAATGGTCCGCGCAGTGGAATGAGCTGCACTATCGGAGAATTCCAACTCAATCTCAGCGCCATATTTCAGGGAATTACTGCCATACATACCGAGGATACTCTTCTCGCTGTAAGACAAGATGGGAGGAGAAACCTTGTTGGCGTAACAAGGAACGCAAATAGCACCACCTTCAGAGATTTTCAATACTCCACCCACAATGAGCTTATTGCAGGTTGTGCAATACCCGACAGACTTGTTGATACAGTTCTGACAGTGAGTACGAAAAAACTCCTGGAGAGACGTATCCCATTCATATTCGACCAGGAATGCGCCCCCATACTGGCGAATGAAATTGCGCTTTTTCTTTTCAAGATCATTCAGGTGATAATTTCCACATTCGCACAGGATGTACCTACGATCAAAATCATCCGGCAAACATTTTGTGCAGCGAATTCTCCCTTCCACTCGTTTAATGTGTTTATGGGATTCTGATTTCAGATAGCACACTCCGCAGTACTCACATCGAGTGTATTTTGAGGCGCATGTAGCACAAAGTCCTTGACCCCCATAAGGAGAACAAGTTGAAGGAAAGCTGCTTCCACAATCCTTACACACTCTCATGTGCCGCTGACAGTGTTTACACACAAACTGCCCATCGCTGTTTTTTGACGAGGTACGCTCCGTACAATGCACACACTGTCCGTACTCCATTGAATTAATCTTTGTCCAGTATTCCTGCATGTGTTTCCAGCAAAGAAAAGGATGATCTTCGCTTTCTCGCCCGAAAACATCAATGATCAAATCAGGAGAATACTGATGATCCCTCCACGGAGAGGCATTTCCATCGGCAATATGTGTAGGAAGAAGATCAATAGGAGCGCGGAAATCAGACCCGCATCCCATATAAGGAGCGGTATGCCGAAGACCACACTCAGGACACCAGTGCAAGTCCATATTATTGGCGCAAATACCACAGCACTTCTTTTCAACGATGCCTTCGTCAGTCAGATTCACCTGAATACTGATTGTGGAATTGGTATGACCACCGCAGCATTCACAAACTTCTGAGTAATAACGGTGTTGGCAATCTTCGCACAGATAAGAACGGCGATAACGACCAGCGATTTTTACACGACGGACATTTTCAGAAGTACCACACAGACTACAGGTTGCCATAACTTTTACTTTCTGCCGTTGTCGGCGGTTAGTGAACAGCCTAGAATTCTAGGCAATTGCTTAGGAAGTTATTCGTCGTAATCGTAATCATCATCATCACAAGCATTGTCTACACAATCACATATAGATTGTCTGTGTCTACTGATGTCGATAATATGATTACGGGTAAACGCCCTCTCTCTCGTATGACGAGGACATAAGAGAGAACTAGTGCTAATATATACAGTTTCCAGGCATCCCGCAGCTTTAAATTTTTTAGCCTCCCTTTCACAGACAGAATAATCGTCATGAGTAAATAGATAAACACGATCTCCAAAACAGGTTCTACCCAGAACATAGTACCGCATCACCATGTCCTCCTTCTAAAAGGGATACGATGCCGTACTTGCTGGTTATTCGCCAGATACGTGTTTGACGTATACATTGAAGCCACAGAGACACGATCATCTCTCCAGAAAATATCTACCAGATGGTATTTATGTGTACGGAGGTATTTCTCCTTTTCTTTTTTAATAACTCTCATTTCTGGATGAGAAAATAAAAAGACTATCTTATCATCTCGGTGGACTCTCACTCCGATCATGTACATAATGTCACCTATCCGGGTGCTTGCCGCATAGGCACCGTGCGATCATCTTATGCACCCTTCGCCCACAATGGACACAACAAACGCTATACAACATGAGTACCTCCTTGATCATTCATTAGGTAGGAGTGAGAACAGCACCGGAAGAAAGAAACCCAACAGCATTACGGCCTCAAAAGACATCTACTACCTCCTTGTCGAGTTTATCCCGTACTCTGCGTTTGAGTCGGGCGAATGAGATTAGCTCAAAATCAGTACACACATAGTGAGGTACAACCCGCAATAGCTTTTTATCCGACTGCGGGATGCAGTACGGATTTGCGTAGTACTGGCAAATCAGGCAGCATTTCATCATTTCATTCATGCATAGTTACTCCTGTCTGCCTAGAAATCTAGGCATCACGTTTTTTATAAAAAGATGGAAATTCCTTTTTAAACATGACAAACATCTTTTCAGAAATACTGCATTCACTCGTAGACGAGTGATCATCTAAAGACATGTAACAATGTCCTGATGTTGTTTTATAAATTTGAACTGCACCGTAGTAATTTTCAAGCGGAGGTAATACGCATTCCACCGCATCGGAGTGTGTTTGGAAAAAATAATCAAACATAATTCCTCCAAGGAATTAAATAATCCCTAGGCACAAAGGGAAGTGTAGTTCCTCACGTGATCCTGAGAGATCAACGCTGCTACGGGCTTTTCGAGTTTTTTGTGTTTGTCGAGGATCTGCGCGGAACACATCGTGTTACCGTCGATGTGGGCAGTCTCGTTGAGGAAGGAACCAGGACGAAGATAAACCCCATTGAGGGATTTGAAGCCCTGGATTACGAGGAGGGTGTTAGGACGACGATTGTTCTTCATGCCGCATTTACGTGCTTTCATTGTGTAGCTCCTTAGATAGTATTTAATGAGCAAAAGATGATACAGCTTACTAAAAATAAAATCCCTCAAATAGTTAGAGGGATTTAGGAATGAATTCGTTAGCCAGTGCCGTAGCCGTAGCCATTGCCGTAACCATCGCCGTAGCCATTGCCGTTGCCGTAGCCGTTGCCGGTGCCGGTGCCGTAGCCGTTGCCGTAGCCGTAGCCGGTGCCGGTGCCGTAGCCGTTGCCGTAGCCGTAGCCGTTGCCGGTGCCGTTGCCATTATCATTGCCGTAACCATCGCCGTCGCCGTTGCCGTCGCCGTTGCCATCCATAGATCACCACCCTGACTGGACAGCGATAGTTACAATTGGCACAACGGACACCGTACCATAATCATCGAGTACGGTTTGACTGGTTTTACCTGTTGCAAGTTGCCCGAGTCCCTTTGAGGTTCCCCACACACGGATATTCTGTGCATTGTGAATTGTGACAGACCCATTGGGGTTATCTACACAATCCCCGACGAAGACCCACCCACGATCTGCGACAATAATACGTTTCTCCCCAATCTGAAGCGGGGCTTTCATGGAGTCTTTACGGACATATTCCACGTCGTCAATCTTGATACTGGTAGGCTTGCTCATGATTATTCTCCTTATAGGATGGTAGTGCCTAGAAATCTAGGCAGGAGGTTAAAGAGTAATGGGTTATCCTAGAATATGATGATTGTCACCATAAAAATTGTTTTGGCACATAATACTAGTGGGAAGACCTCTTACAAGTATTTTTTGACATATGCCGTCACTCCCCTTAAAATGTACGGAAGAATTACGGTCAAGTTCCTCATTGATACATACGATGTCTTGTATACGAATCAATTTAATATAATCACCGCTTTCGGGGAAGATCACGTTAAGTCTAACAAAAGTATTATTCATCTCTATTCTCCTTGAAATGTATTATTGCAGGTGTTACCCGGCCATTGCGCTGCACCGGAGTTGTGGAAGGTCACGACCCTATGCTGACAGTTTCCAGTGTTATTCCGGCAGGGAAAGTTTAGAGTAACCGTGGGTACTACCCCGTGTCCTCTTCTTCGATTATCGCATAGTCTCCGTAAAGGGAGCATCATTCGCTATCACAGGTTGATAGTCACTGACTATCTAGTGAAGGGCGGCTTATCCCATCGCTGAATGATCGAACTCTACCGGCACCTAGCTGTCACGCTATAAGCTCCTGCGGCCTTTGTCTACTCGCTGTATTGAATACGCTAGATTGTTACCTGACCGATGATGCCTTGCATCATCTGTTAAGCTGTTCTGTGAGAACAGCCTAGAATTCTAGGCAACTCTCCCGGCGATATTCCCAGGTTTCATGCAAAGTATAGCGGAGCATAAGTTTTCAAAGACCAGAATCTCGACAGTCCATTGACCATCATACCTCTATTATGACTGCCTAGCTAACCCTTGTCAAGTGGTCTGGCGGGTCAATTTAAGGCAATCCCCTTATTCTCAAACCCGCTTATTTGCTAGTCTAAAAAGTCAAGTCTTGACAGTCTTTCTTAAAAATGGTATAATGGTGTTAGAGGGAATAGGGAATGTAACAAAACATTCCCACTAACAATTACTGTTTGAAACAATGAATAATTATATCTAGGTTTAGATTATCTGTATAATCAACAACTAATAGGCAACCGATCGATGATGCGTGGCATCATCTATTGAGTGGTTATAAATAACCACCCATTAAACGGTTGCCTTTTTCTTTATTATGCGTACCTACCTACAGGTGTACGCATATTGATCTTTAAAGTATTGCGCGATGTATACGCGCAACCAAAGGCATTATGAAAGAAAAACTAAACCCAAGAACAGTTCGAAAGAACAAAGTACTAGAGTATATGAACAAAGGGCTTTCAGCCCGAGAGGCGTACACGCTTGTGCATCCAGGCGATGAGCCTACAACTCGCCGGATGCAACAGCTTACAAAAGAACATAAGGCATTGACATTAACCTCGCCGCCTATGGTCGAAGCGGCGCATAATGTCATTCTTGAAACCCTGGAAGGGAAAGTAATCATTAGCGGCGGTGAGAAAATTATCCCAACCGCCAGCAATCGCCTACAGGCTGCCGCGATGGTATTAGACCGAGCGGAACCCATTATTAGGATCAATCAGAACTTGAACATTAACTCAGAACTAAAGGTGATTGACCTAGAGAAATACCGGAATGCTTCAGGGGAATAATCTAGGGAAGGGTTTTGCTGGATCTAGGTTGGCAGGACAATCCTGCCTAGAATTCTAGGTTTTAGGACAAAAAAAATCCCCTGATTTCTCAGGGGATGAACTTGAATACCTAGCAGGATTTCGGGTTTTTGTTGGGGTTGGTTGCTTTGGGATTGTTATGCTGCATCCTTCTCAAGCTGTTTGTCCAGGGACTCTTTGAACAGATCAGCTTTGCCGAGGTGTTCCACCAGCTCTTCGATGGTCATATCCTCGGGGTCGATGTTGTCTTGAGCGCAGATTTTGGCAAGAGCCTTGACCAGCCGTTCTTGCCAGTCACCGGAAACCCTGTTGCCTGTTCCGGCCTGTTTCTTGACCTGCTCCCGGAGCCATGCACTAAACCTATTCCAGAAGTCCCCGGTTTCGGTTCCACGTGCTTCTTTCTCACCCTTGGCCTTGTCGCCTTCCTTCGGCCAGTCTGACCGCTTCTGGCACTCAGCATAGACCGCTTTGAGTACCGGCTTAATTGACTCCGCCGTAAACGTGGTAAGAGCCTTGTTCCCGTTCGCTACAGTAGCCAATGCCCTGTAAATGTCCTGCATCTTCTGAAGGGCTTGTTTCTCTCCAGAGATAGCAGACTCAAGAGCAGTGGAGACGGTGATAAGCTTACGGGTAGCTGCGGTTGGTTTCGTTGACATGGTAGTAGCTTTCCGGCCAATGGCCTGTCAAGGAAACCCTGCTAAGTATTCAATTGTTAAAGAGCAATTCCCTACTGTTATGTACACTATACACCTGGCTGTATGCCTTGTCAAGCAGTTTTGCCTAGACACCTGTTTACCTAGTCATCATACATACCCCTAGAACGAGCAAGAATAGGGCTAGAAGGGCTTTGATTATGTAGCCTGATACAATGCCCTTGCCTGCCTGATGATAGCATCATCCGGTAAGCAGTTCATGTTGAACTGCCTAGATTTCTAGGCATGATTTACCCTGCTTATATCTATCGGTACAACTCTGTGAGTATCATGTGTATATGTGTGTGCATAACCTGGGTATAACCATGTGCCTATCTCTGTTCATATCTATGTGTATATCATGTGCGTATGTCTGGAGATAGACCGTGGTTATCTTGTTGACAAACTGTTGATAGCCCTGTGCATAGCCTGTGGATGAAAAGTGGACAAGAGCGAAGGGGGTGGGGTGAATTATTTTATAAATTAATAAAAATATCAAGACCCCTTCTAGGTACGAAGTAATTTTTTCCAATTGGAGTTATAATGGCCGGATTCTTTAGTACTCGACAAAGACAACAAGAGGGAACTGCTCTTCCTGAATCTGGTCGAGCGAAAGAGATCCTGTATAATATGGGGAATATGTCTATGGCTAATGCTGTGGATTTTCCTCTTCTGATGGCTGGGGCTATCCGGCAGTCTACTATGGCAGATGATGCTCAGTTGACTGATCTGGATAGATGGATTATGGCTAACAAGGAGAAGTCTGGGAAGATTATCGAGTCTGATCCCGTTGGTTCTATGATTACGCCGGGAGTGGATATGTTACTACCTCTCGGTAAATTTGGTTCTGCTGCAGCTAAATTCGCAGCGATGTCTCCTATAGGTAAGAGTTCTATCGGAGCGTTCAGAACTGCATTAGAGCATACAGATGATATGCAAGCTCTATGGAATCAAGTGTATCATTCTGCATTTGGTTCAGACGATGTTCGAGAAAACTTTGCTAACATGATTGTACGAGCAGCAAAGTTAAATAGTGAGGGCGGAGTTATCATGCCCACTGGACCTTATATGCGTAGGAGTGCATATAATGAAGGATCAATCTGGGGAGAACTTCCTGATGTAACTGCAGAAGGATATAATTGGCATAGTCCGCTGTATCAGCGGCATGGTGATGGTACGGTATCCCTCCCTATCTATGGTAATCCAAAAGCTAGTCCACTCTTTAAAGATCTATATAGAGATGATGTCACAAATCGTGGTAGAGAATTGGGAAGAGTTGATCCAGATCTCGGACCTCTAGATACTTTAGAAGAAACTACGCAGCATGTTATGCCTGATGTTGGATCTGCTCCTAGTATTGGTCCAAGGATTACAGAAGAACAACTTCAGAAGATTCTAGAAGCGAAGCATGTTCCTATTATGTATCTTCATGGATCTCCTAAAGGATTCACTGGATTTGATTCAGGAGTATCCAGAGCAGCAGTTGGCACTCATTTTGGGGGGATTACTGAAGCCAACATGCCTATCTTTACTCCACTCAATGAGAGAATACTACAACAAGGGACTAAAGAAATCGAGAGTGGAAGCTTAATTCCTTTACGCCATGAATCTTCTCAAGTATACGGTGTGACCTTACCTCAAGGTAATCGAATCTCGATGCCTGACAGGTTCCACGAAGATCCAATGTCTTACATAGACGAACTTCGGCGTAGAAATATTTTTGATTATGAGGACGCAACTGCTACAGCAAAACTTGCAGACTATTACACGAAGCATAAAGGTTTAGATGCAAATAAAGCATACTCAAGAGCAATGAGTAATCGTCTTTATTCTAAATACGGAATCAATGCCATTGAGTATGGGAATGATGCAGAGGGGCCACTTAGTAGTTTGGTGCGTAATTCGGTTATGTTTCTGGATCAAGCAGAAATGCCTCAACCTCGTAATCCTATAACTGCTATGTATAACAAGAATAAAAAACATGCCCGAGATATGTTGGCAGGTACTATTCCACTTTACGCTTTAGGGCGCATGTTTAAGAATGAGGAACAACAATGATCAGATACTGGCGCACAATGCGAGGAGGGGGAAATCCTCTTGAAGTAGATCCTCTGGTCACTACTGGATCAGAGATTGTAGATCCTGAAGATCCAATCTTCCCAGATGTGCCGGAAGTTATTCTGACTGCAGATGAACTGGGGGATTATGCTTATCTGATGGATCACACATTACATGTACTGTTGGACCATATCCCAGAAAGAATGACGGATAGTTAATATGCCTGTTATCAATGAATACGAAAAAACTACCACATTATCTGCCGCCGACGAGTTTCTGGTTTGGCAGGATGGTGCCGTAAAAAACATCACGGCGGGGAATCTTCTCTCAGGTCTGGGAGTAGAATCTTCAGTCGCAGAATTAAACTATGCAAAAAATGTATCGGGGGATATTCAGACTCAACTGGATGGTAAACAGGCTACTGTTACTGGAGCAGGGTCGTCTATTATGACGGCTAACCTTACTCCTGACGTAGTAGTTGTATCTGATGCTAATGGAAAAATTAGTATCAGTCCTGTTACCGCAGAGGAAGTCGGATATCTATCTGGTGTAACTGGCGCGGTTCAGAATCAGATTGATTCTAAACAGGAACAACTTGTCTACAGTGTTGTTAAGTATGGTGCTGTAGGTAACGGTACTGCTGATGATACTACTGCCATCCAGGATTGTATTGATGCGGTAGAGGCGGCTGGTGGTGGTATTGTATTTTTTCCAGTAGGTATCTATAAGGTTACTGCTACTCTCGTAGTTGATACGAGTGGTGTACTTCTTCTCGGTGCTGGAATGGGTAGGACGTTTATTCGCAGATCCACTGATTTTGGAGATACTATCCTGTTCACAGGAACTGCTCCTACGGAGATTCAGTCTGTAGGTATTTCAGATCTGACCATTCAGTGTACTACAACTGAAGTTACATCGGGTGCTGCAGTTGCTATGGTTGGGGTAATCCGATCTGTAATTAATAATGTTACAATATTGGATGGATTTATTGGATTTAAATTTGCATCGTGTCGGGCTACTTTTGTCTCGAATACTTATATTGTATTCGCTACTGATGCTATTATCCCTGCTTCTGGAACTCGTTATGCTGTATTTACAGAGGACACTTCTTTCAGTGGGCATCCTTCGTGTGGAGATCTTTTTGTAAATAATTTCAATTGGAGGGGATCAGCTTCTGCTTTCGCTGAATACGGTATTTACATCACCTCTTCTGATGGGATTTGGTTTGACAATGGGCATGTAGGGAATACAACGGTGTCAAATATTGTATTTGTTCCTGCAGTTGCACATACTGAATCTATTGATCTTGTATTCTTTAACAATGTAATGTCGGATAAATGCAGTGGTAACGGAATCACGTTTAGTGGCGGAGATGCGACTTACTTCACTAAGAACGTACAGTTCACAGGATGCTCGGTTAAAGGAGGTTCTACGGGCCTGATTGGAATTAGTGCGCCCACAAATACTTACGCATATAGCATTCAATTTAGTAACTGTTTTATCAGTGAATTTACTCAAGAAGGGGTTAAACTTGTTTCTGATACTATTGGTCAGTGGAGCTTCTCCAACTGTCAAGTACGCGGAAATAGTTATGGTTCAACTGGATCTTATGATGGTATTAGCATTACTGGAGGAGACAAGATTTCTTTTGTGGGCGGATGCAGTGGGGGAGGATCGCAACTTCCATCCGCTACACTAAGCCAACGATACGGACTTTTTGTAGCAAATACAAATACTCCAACAGAAATTATTATCTCTGGAGTCGATTTAAAAGGAAACAACACTGGAAGTATGAGCATCGCAGATGCGGTACGTCCAGAAGTATACCTCAATGGAATACTTATTGACAATATTACCACAGTATCGAGTGCGGCTACACTCACATTACCTCCTTTTGGGCAGCATTTTACTGTTAATGGTACGACAGGTATTACGACTATTACAGCCAATCGTACTGTATTTTCTACTCCAGTAACGTTGCGCTTTACTACAAGTCTTACCGTCAGTGATGGAAATAATCTAAAATTGGCAGGAGACTTTAGCGCGGGAGCAGATGACACTCTTACTCTGATTTGCGACGGTACAAACTGGTACGAAGTTGCAAGATCTGCGAACTAATCTACTTATAGGGGGAAAACTATGAAAGCTAAACCACCGGGGAATCCTAAAGGATGGACCCCTCCTAAGAAATTTGAATTGCGAAAGGAAGATAAATACCATGCCGTGCGCTTCTCAGGGAAAAAAGATGAAGAAGGGAATGAAATCCCCTATGAAGGGCATGTCCTCTCAAGGGAAAAAGCAAGGAAAATCGTAGAGCAAGTAGGAACTAGTCCACTTAAACTTGATATTGGATGTGGTCCTAACCGCCGCCCAGGATTCATTGGAGTGGATATCGCGGAATCTACGGGTGCAGACATTGTAATGAACATGGAAACACAGAATCTTCCTTTTGAAGATAACAGTGTCGATGAAATTGTCTGTAGTCACTTCCTTGAGCATGTGCATAACCTGATTCCTATCATGAACGAGTGCCACAGGGTACTAAAACCTAGAGGGGTGATGGTAATTTATGTTCCTATCTACCCCTCTATACAGGCTTTTCAAGATCCTACGCATGTTCGCTTCTTTACTCAGATGACTTTAAGTTATTTTGACGAGAAGAATCCTTACTGGACAGAGGTAGGAAAGCATTACGGCATCAAACCTTTCTCCCAGATTGTACAATCAGTACAAAAAGGATGGGAACTTGTAGCATCACTGAAAAAATAGGAGCCTTTCATGCGTATAGGAGGCGCAATTCTACTGGGGAATACGTGTGCAAACACGATCATCAGTAACCTACAGAAATTAAGGACAGTACTTGTGCCTCCTCCTTCTGTTCCTTATGTAACATTCCAAGGACAGGGGGTAATTTTCGGGGGAACAGTAGTGTCATGGCAGAATAATACCTCTATCTAGGAGAATGTATGTTTAAATTGTTTCGAGAATTTCTCTCGGTGCTTATCTTGAAGATGCGGCAAGAACTTGTACGTCAAGCCTGTTATGATGCGGTTGCTTACAGTGTTGAACAACAGTTGAAAAGTTCTTGTGATGAAGATGTTCGTATGGAACTGGCGCTGAAGTACCTTAGTAAAGTTCTTCCTGGGATTGATCGTAATGAGGCGATCATGTATCTTGAGTCTTTGCAAAGTAAACTAGTGGGTGTTGGGGCGAATCCTAGTCAGAAGGTGTAATCATGAGTAAAGAATTAGATACCAATGCCGATGGTAATGTAGATAAGGATCTAATGCCTACACAGGATACTCCTGTTAATGGTGAGGTGGATGCTCCTATCTCTAGCAATTGGGCATTTGATCATGAGGCTGATACGACAACCCACGGTGTAACGTCCGGTGCTATCATTGGTGGATCACTCGGAACTGTAGACAATGTTATGGTACGTTCTGATGGTACGGGAGGTTCTACTGTACAAGGTACAGGGATTATCGTTGGAGATGATGACTCTGTAAAGGGCGCAGGAACGTATATCATAGATGCCTCAGATAGTCGTGCATTCGATTCGGGAGATATTGGAGCAACTGTTCGTATGACAGGGAGTGGCAAGACACTGACAATGCCCGCACAGAGTGGGAGTGGTAGTGTGTTTTCCGTAAATGATTTCATCAATATTCTCCACGACGGGGCGTCAACTCTAACCATTGCTGTTACGACAGATACACTTATCTCAGATGGAAGTAAAACCAAAATCAAACTAGGTACGATTGCTACTCTTATGAAAGTAGCATCTGCTCGTTGGGTATTGGTGGGGAACTTAGAATGATAGGCGGGGGGATGTTGTTCGGAATCAAGACAAAAACACCCATTCAAGCTCATCGCTATTGGCGCTTGTTGCCTACCGATGTCAGTTGGCACAACTATTCTTTGAGTAATAAATATTTTCAGGCAATCTTTCGATTTGCCATGTACGCATCTGCAGATGGAAGTGGAACAGACCTTTGCCTTGCCGGAACTGCTTCTGCAAAATCTTATTACGCCGCTGGTTACGAAGCATCGAAAGCAAACGATAATAATGGAACAACTCGTTGGACAACAGCGCAGGCTGCCGATACAAATTTGAATCCTCAGTGGTGGGCGATTGACCTCGGTTCAGGTATTTCCGCAGAAATAAAATCCGTTCGTATGGACGGGTATTATGACGGGTCGAGTGGTGAGCTTTATGCCAAAAGTTTTGCTTTGCAGTATTCAGATGATAACACCAACTGGACAACCAAGACGACATTTAACACTGCCGAGGCAGGTCTTACATCACAACTTTTTCAGAATCTTTAGGTGAAATATGAAAGTTATCCTTGAAACAGGACAGATACTTGATGATGAAATAGCATATATCAGGTATCGAGAAATTAGTGGTGGAAAAGCGGAATCTCTTGAGGTATTGAATTGGAACGAATGGGGGATGGCCGAGTATCAGCCACCCACAGTACCTGACGGATACAAGCAAACAAATGTACTCGTAGATATGGAAACGTACTGGACACATCGGGTGATAGAAAAGACTACAGAAGATATTAAAGCTGAAACCTATGTCTACCAAATCACACCACGTCAGTGCCGTCTATGGCTGGCGCAACATGGGTTGCTGACCAACGTGGAATTGGCGATTGCCGCACAGGGTGCCTCTGCTCAAATTGAATGGGAATACGCCCTGGAGATCAAGCGCGATCATGCCCTTGTCTTGGGGATGCAGCAGGTGCTTGGCAAAACTGGCGACGAGATGCATCAGATGTTCTGGGAAGCAAGTCAACTTTAGGAGAGAGTATGTCATTTAAATCTGTACTGAATAACTATAAGACTACATTGATTGGGATGATTGGGGCTGCTGCACAAGTTGGACTTCCGCTATACCAGACAGGAGCAGTATCTAAAGAACAAATGATTGGAGCAATGGTCTTTGCCGCCCTCGGATACTTCGCGGAAGATGCCAAGAAAACCCAACAGCCATAAGGCTTGCGGAAAAGCGTACACACCCAATTGTCAGCAGAAAGGTAATGTAGATGGAATTTGTGCCTCGGCCTGATTGCAAGTACAAATACGATTACGAGGCGATCTTCCGAGATATTGCACAGGGGGAATTGCCTGAGAAGGAAACATTCAGATCTTTAATTCTGAATGATCTATGGTTCATTGTCTATTTTATTATGGAGATTCCTGTAGCGAATCATCCGTTTGTTGTAAATCAATGTAAGGTTGTTGAGGAAGGTCCGAAGTCACATACACTGGATGTATGGGCGCGTGAACATTTTAAGTCAACGATCATCACTACAGCAGAAACAGTGCAAGCAATCTTGCGTAATCCAGAATGTACTACAGCAATTTTCTCTTTTAAGAAACCTGCTGCTGATAAATTCTTGGATGCGATCCGTAAGACGCTAGAAAAAGAAACACTGATCAAACTGTTCCCTGAAATTCTGTATGAGAAACCGGATACTCAGGCACCAGTATGGTCACTGCAAAGTGGTATCAGGGTTAAGCGCCGTAGTACTTCTCGAAGAGAGAACACTGTGGAAGCCTTTGGTCTTGTCGAAGGCATGCCTACTGGTGGTCACTATGATCGTCGTATCTATGACGACATCGAGACTGCTGACTTGGCAAAGAGTCCTGATCAGTTGAATATGTGTTTCTCTCAGCTTGAGTATTCAGAGTTTCTTGGTGTTGATGGAGGTATCGTCCGAATCATCGGTACGTACTATAATCACGCAGGACCGCTGGTTCGTATCCAGAATAAAAAAGATAAAGAAGGAAACTTCATCTACACAACTAGGGTTGTTCCTGGTAGCGATGATGGAACCGCATCGGGTAAACCAGTTCTAGTGAGCGCACAACGTTGGCGAGAACTACAGGCAGGGGAACACTTCAATCAGCAGATTCTTTGTGATCCTACTCCTGCTTATGACCGTAATCTTGCGAGTGAATATCTCAGGCCGATTGAACGTCGATTCATTCCTAATGATCTATTGAAGTTTATGTTGATAGACCCTGCGGGCGATCAGTCTACACAATCTGGTGAAGACTCATGGGCGATGGGAGTGTTTGGAGTTGAAAGATCGTCAGACGAAATCGGAGCGTCCAATGTTTATATCTTGGACTTGGAGATATCACCACATAAACATTCCGATGCCATTGAAGCGGCTACTCGAATGTATCTGCGGAATGGGGTCATCCAAGCGTTAGCCATTGAGAAGGTTGGGCAAAGTACTGCGGAGATTCACGTGGCAAATGCTCTTCGTGCGGCTAATCGTAGCGTCTCTGTGGAAACAGGATCATTGATTATCCTGAAACCACAGGGCAGGAAGAAAGAAGATCGTATTGTTTCAGCACTGCAATGGCCGTTGAATAATAATAAATGGTTCTATGCTGCAGATGTTGAGATTAGTTATGTAGCAAGACTCAAAGATGAAATGGATAAGTTTCCATTTTGGCATGATGATGGTTTGGATATTTGTGCGTATCTCTACGACATCCTCAAAGATTACAGATTCAGTCGGCCTCGGAAACTTGAACCGTTGCCTTATCCGAAAGTAGGGGTGGTCTAATGGCTAAAAGAAACAAGAAAGAAGATGAACTCAAAGAACAAGCCCTCTCGTACTTGAAGACGGCAATAGCAGATAACTCTGATATTCTCGATAATGCTGAGCGTAACTTTAACAGTTACATGATGGATGAATATGGGAATGAGGTTGATGGTCGATCTAAGTTCGTCACCTCAGATGTGTCAGAGACTGTTGAATGGATCATGCCCACATTGATGCGGTTGTTCTATGGATCTCAGTATGTTTTTGATGTACTGCCGATTGGTCCAGAGGATGAACTGAAAGCCAAGCTGATGAATGCTAAGTTGAATCATGACTTCATGCAATCTCAGAATGGTTATATGGTTCTGCATGATTGGTTCAAATCTGCTTTGATGAACAAGATCTCAGCAGTCAAGTATTGGTGGGAAGAAGAAGAACTCCGCACACCGAGGGAATATGAAGATCTGACTGAGGAAGAAGTTCTCGGACTTCGTGAAGATCCTGAAGTTGAACTAGACGAGAATACTCTGAAGTTCGATAATGGATTGTTCTCTGTCTCAGGCGATGAAGTTAAGATAAAGAAGTATGCAAAGTACGAGGTACTTCCTCCCGAAGAATTCATCTTCAATTTGAAGAGCCGGACTGAAGTAAAGGATGCAGACTTTGTTGCGCACAAGAAACGTGTTCACAAGAATTATCTGAAGTCAAACTATAAGGTAAAGGATGCAGACCTAGAGCAACTTCATTTGGAATTCGATAACAGTAGCACTCTAGAAGATACTCGTTTTGAGGATCTCGGTGGAATCAACTTCCTGACGGATGATCATACGGAAAAAGATTTCTACTTTATCTATGAGTGTTACATGAATGATTATGATTCTGAGGGTAACAAGATTCCTATGAAACTTGTTGTACTTGGTAATCGTGTCATTAGTTCTGAACGAAACAGTTACAATCGTCCTACGTTCTGTACCTTGTCTTCTGTGCGGATTCCACATCGCATGGCAGGTATGTCTGTATCCGATTTGGTGTATGAGATCCAACGTCTGCATACATCATTGATTCGGGCGATCATGGACAATGTGTATTATCAGAATAACGGTATCAACATTGTCAATCCGTTCCGTATTAATATGGACGATGTGATCAACAGGAAAGAACCGGGAGCTACATGGAGGACTCTGCACGACATTGATCCTTCGTCTGCTTTGTTCCCTGTGCAACCTAATCCTATGGCTCCTCATACCTTGCAGATGCTTGATGTGGTTGCAAAGATGAAGGAACGCAGGTCTGGTGTTAATGATTACGGTCAGGATGGTCTGTCACAACAAACGCTGAATAAGACTGCCATTGGGATGTCTCAGGTAATGTCCCAGGCAATCGAGCGTATTGAAATGATTGCTCGTTTGTTTGCTGAGACGGGTGTTCGTGACGTTGCTCAACAGGGTATCAAGATGAACATTGACTTCATGGATCAGGCTTCCTTTGTTAAACTGGATCAGCAGTGGGCAGAGATTAATCCAGAAGATATCCAAGGTAACTTCGATGTTGTAGTCGATGTCGGTGTGGGTACTGCGATTAAAGAATTCAAGATCAATCAGCTTATGACGATCTTGCAGACTCTTCCCATTGGTATGCAGTCTGGTGCTATTACGGGTGAGAATGTTTATGAACTGTACTACGCTATCTACGAATTGATGGGATACAAGGTTCCCGATAGGTTTGCTACTAAACCAGGGATTGACCCACAAGTGCAACAGATGCAACAGCAGTTCCAAGCACAGATTCAGCAGTTGACTCAGATGGTGCAGGAACTGAAGGCTGGACATGATCTGAAGATCATGGAACTTGAACTCAAAAAGGAGGAACTGCGTCTTCAGGAAAAAGAAATAAACATGAAGTATGAGGTTGATTCCGCAAAAGTTATTGTGGACGACAAAAAGGTTAAGGGGGATTTCATTGTCAAGACGCAAAAGAACCAAATGGACCAACGAAGAGCTTATAGCAAAACGCCATCAAGCTAAGGCGTTTAAAGATCCTCTCGTTGAAGAGTTCCTAGATCTCACAGAAGAGAAGTTGTTTGAGGCATGGAGGAATTCTCCTGCCGATAATCCAAAAGAGCGAGAAGAGATTTATCTTCAGTGTCTCGGACTGAAAGCATTTAGAAAGTTCATTGAAGAGATTCTCATTCTCGGAAATATGGCTGAAGCTGAAATCGTAGCAAAGATGGAAAAGGAACAAAATAGAAAGGGGCAGTAACCTACTGGACTGCCAAAGTGAATTATGGATAACGACAAACAAGGTTTGAATCTCCCCGACTTCGATGACTCTAATGAGCAACTCGATGTGGAGAATGTACAGGATGATGGTGTTGATTATGAGGTAGATGATGATCAGGATGTGGACACGGATGCTTCGGATGTTGATGTAGATGTCGATGATGAAGATGAGCCGGACAAACAGACTGCGCAAAAGAAACTGACTAAAAAAGCCTATACGCCTGACGAGATCAAACGAATTCTTAGGGACCAAGATTTTTCTGCTATTGACACTTCACGATTGAGTGAAGAAGGTAAAGCAGTCATGAAGGCCATGCAAGCCGGTCTGACCCCTAAGCTCCAAGAGAGTGCCGAACTCCGCAGGGAATTGCAGGAAATTAAGAATGCTCTCAAGGAGTCTGCTCCGAAAGCCCAACCGAAAGATATTTTCGAGGCATTCGATCAAGATCCAGATGGTACTATGAAGTATGTTAATAGTAGGATTCAGGATCTGATTGATGAAGGAGCAGATACCCGCACACTGGAAAAGGTGAGGGAGATCCGTGAACAGCTACGAGATCGCCGTGTCCGACAACTTACTGAGCAAGCATCGTCTCAGTCTAAGGTACAGGAAACGGTGAATGAACTGCTGCGGAGAGTACCTGATATTGACACAAAACAATATGAACTCCGGGAATTTGCAATTGAATATATGGGTATGAGTCCACAAGAGGTTGATTACGAAACCTCGATTCAGCACAACGGCATGAATGCTGTTAAGACTATTGCTAGGATTAACACTGCGTATGACAAGCTGATGGCAACCAAACGCGCTAAGGCGAAGGCTAAGGCACGTAAAGTAAAAGTAGAGAAGCCCGGAGGTGGTTTCCAAAAACAAACTGTCTCAAGACAGGAACTAATTGCACAGGCTAAGAAAACAGGAAACTGGAGAGCCTTGCTACTTCAAATGGAGGACTAATTTAATATGGCTACTTATCAAACTTACCAGAGCGTCGGCAACAAAGAAGATCTCACTGAGATTCTTACTAACATCTCCCCAATGGATACTTGGTTTACCTCGACCATCGGAACTGCTCCGGTAAAAGGTACGTATCATGAATGGCAGAATGACGTTCTTGCGTCGGCTGGTGAAAACGCTGCGATTGAGGGTGCTGCTTTCACTGATGGCACGATCACTCCGACTACCCGCAGTGGTAACTACACTCAGATTCTGACCAAATGCTTCAAGATCGCCAAGACTGAAGAGGCGGTTGACAAAGCGGGTCGTGCATCTGAGATCGCCTATCAGACTGAAAAGAATCTGAAGGAAATGTCGAAAGACCTTGAGTATGCTCTGCTCCTGAACTCGGCGGCTAACTCCGGTGCTTCCGGTACTGCTCGTCTCATGCAGGGTGCTTATGGGTTCCTGTTGGCATCTGGTGTTGTGGAAACTGGTACGGGTACTGGCACGGAAGCCCTTACTGAAACCATGCTGAATGATGTTCTGCAGGATGTCTGGGCCGAGGGCGGGAAACCACAGCAGGTTGTGTGTGGTGCATTCCAGAAACGTAAGATCTCCGGGTTCACTACCAACACCCGTTACATGGTTGCTGACGAAAATAAACTGTCGAATGCTGTTGACGTTTATCAGTCGGACTTTGGTACGGTAACGGTGCGTCTGCATCATCAGGTTAACACTACCTATCCCGATGTCCTGTTCGTCTTTGGCGATATGGATCACTGGAAGAAGTGCTTCCTGCGCGGCGTTAAACGTGAGAAGCAGCCGTTTGCTGGTGATGCGGAGCTGTTCAGCATCATTGGTGAAGCGACTCTCGAAGCCCGCGCACCGAAGGGTCACGGTCTGATCACAGGGCTGACCACCTCGTAATTCACAACTCAAGTGGGGGAGGAGCAATCCTCCCCCTCTAGGGATACTATGATTATCAAAGATTACGGACTCGTATCCGCAACAGAGACGGAAGAAAAATTCATATTTAATCATGCCCAGGATATTGATGTAGCACGGGCGGAAATCAAACGACTACAAGAATGTGGTGGGGATGGTTATAATCAGAGTCGTACTCAACGGCATGTCGGACGTATTCCGGCGATTGAGTTTCTTCGTCATCCTGAGTGGACTCACGAACCTTCTCTTATCTTGAAATGGCTACAATCGGACGAAGGTAAGCAGTACCAAATTCATAAGATTCGCTCGGGCCGCAGCGCCCAATGCATCGTAAAATAAAGTTCTTAGGGGGAACTGTTATGGAAATCATGAGCTTCTTGCGCGATGATGGCGCGTGTGGTTATTACAGGATTGCTCTTCCTGTAAAAACTGTTGCAAAACACACAGATACAAATGTACTAATGATTAATCGTGGAGATCCTATTTCAAAGATTGTTACAGGAGTCTCTTCGCAGTTGATGTTGTTTCCTCGATTGGCTGAAGATGAGAGTATCGAATTGATGGAAGTTCTTCAGGATCGCGGAATTAAATTTGTTGTAGACTATGACGATAACATGTTTGAGGTATCTCCCTTCTCTCCTCACTACAAAGACTTTGGATGCAAAGAAATCCAAATCTTGAATAGTAAGCAGGAGGTCGTCCATCTCTGGAAAGATGGGGAGACATTTGATCTGAAAGCAAATATTGCACGACTCGATGCAATCAAGCGTGGGGTAGCAAAAGCAGATGCGATCACTGTTACTACGGAAGTATTGGCAAATGTGTACCGGCAATACAATGATAAAGTTTATGTTCTTCCTAACTGTGTTGATTTGAATATCTGGAAGAAACTTCCTTTGGTGAAGGATACTGATGAGATTCGACTGTACTGGTCCGGTGGATCGTCTCACTTTGAAGATGTGGTATTGTTGAATGATGTGTTTCCTTACATCATGAATAAGTATCCGCAAGTTAAATTAGTGATGATGGGCGTACAGTTTAAAGGGGTTACAGGTTCTCTGGATCAGAGCAGAGTAGAGTTTCATGGATGGGTTCCTACTCCTGCATACCCCTACAAAACTGCTATTATGAATGCGGATATTTCCGTTATTCCTTTGGCAGATACGACTTTCAATAGTTGTAAATCAAACATCAAATGGATTGAGCAGAGCGCCCTGTTAGTTCCGAGTGTAACGTCTCTTGTCTCCCCCTACAAGGAATGGTATGACGGGACTAACGGGGTGTTTGTAGAGAATAATAAAGTTGAAGGATTCTGCAAAGGGATTGAATTCCTGATTGAGAATGAACAAGCACGGAAAGAAATAGGGGAAGCAGCGCGTAGAACTGTGGAACAGAACTTCAATATCGACAATGAATATCTAAGGTGGTATCAAGCCTTTCAGGAGATTATCTATGGCAACTAGTGGTGTCACATCATTCAATGTGACTGTATTGGAATTGATCAAACTGGCAATGCTCGACATCGGTGCGTTGGCTATTGGTGAATCTCCTACTCCAGATGAAGAGGCTGATGCTATTCTACGGCTGAACATGCTACTTGCTAATCTGATGATTGACAGTATCTATGTTCATAAGAATGAATTGAAGTCTTTCAATACTGTCGCCAATGCTAAAGATTATTATCTGGCAGATGATACTCTCAAGGTACTGAGTGTGTTCCTGTCTGATCCTGTAACTGGACAGGATACTCCCTTAAATGTATATACCCTTGAGGATTACGATGATATTCCTCAGAAGAATGTGATGGGTATTCCCAATTCAGTCGTAGTGAATTACGCTACTACTCCTGTATCCTTGTCGTTATATCCGATACCGGAGGGTGTGTACACTATTCGATTTCGTGCGCTCTCCCAGTTCGAGAGTGTCACTGATGCTTCAGAAACGCTAAATTTTCCTGTGACGGGATTGCCTCTTCTGCAGCGTGGTCTTGCTTACTTTCTTGCTAACTCCTATCGCCTTCCTATTGAAGAGCGAGGACTGTTAGCTGAAGAGTTCAGCAATCACAAGATCAGGTATCTTGCCCAGGATAAGCAGCGCGTTGGGCATGAAGTAGTAGTTCCAAAAGGAATCATTATTGTGTAAGGATAAACTATGCCGACAGAAAAAATACCTATTTGGCTTGGGTCGAATAAGAATGTCGATGAATACGGATTAGGTGGTTTGTCGGCTGAATTACGAGATGCGTTTATTGACGAACTTCGTAATGTCCGAAAACGCCCAGGTGTAGAAACCCTCATTGACCTTGGAACGAATTCTCGCATTGACGGTTTGTATTGGTGGGGTACGCAGGATTGTCTGATTGCAGTATCAGATACTGATGTCTATCAGATTAAGCATGTTAGTGGAGATGAATACGATTCGGATGTGTATCCTTATGCTGTCTCTGGACAGGCGCTTGCTTCTGGTGCTAACGTATCTTTTGTAGACTATGGAACGCATTTGTATGCGGCGAATGGTGGAAAGATCTTTAAGATCCCCGCGAGTCCCGCATCTCCTATTGCAGCATTGAGTGCAACAGCGGCTCCTACGCAAGTATCGTTCCTTACTACAATGGACACTTATCTGATTGCAAACAATCTTGCATCAGGTGCAGGAGAACAAATCTGGTGGAGTGAAGTACTAGAACCGGATACTTGGCAAGGAGAATTTGCTACTGCCGAGGCGTCTGTTGATAGTCTCAGGAAGATCACAGCAGTCAATGGTTTGTTGTATCTTCTTGGTGACAAGACCCTTGAGATCTGGGCTAATGATGGTGTAACTCCTTTCGTACCCTTGGCACAAGGAACTCTGCAGATCGGTACTTGCGCACCTGATTCATTCTTGTGGTGTCGTGATGGATTCTATTGGCTCGATGAATCTCGACAACTGGTGACGTTGATTGGCAATAAGATCCAACGACTTCCTGCTGAGAATACTCAAAGTCTTGCATCTTATTTGCAAAGTCTTACGACAGTCTCAGATGCTAGAGCGCAGTATATGGCTATCGCTGGACGAGAGTTCTATATTCTACAGCTTCCTACTGAGGATGTAACAATCGTTTATGATATCAATACTAGCACTTGGTCATTCTGGAGTGTGTACGATGCTGTGAACGAACAGTATTCTCGGTGGTTTGGAGAACAACTTGTTTACTCAGATTCATGGAGTACCCGACTGTTGGGACACATCTCCAATGGGAATATCTACAAACTCTCTACTAGTTATATCTATGACGGTGTAGAGAATCTGAATGATAGGTATGTTCTGGATCAAAGTGGTGAGATCCTTCTAGGTGTTGGCGGCAATCCGATCACGATTGCGCAAGAAGTTGGCATAGCTCAGGCTGGTCCTATCAGGACACTTATTAGGACAGGACAGATTGACCATGATACACAGACTGTAAATAAACATTCTGCCAAGTATACTTTACTATGCAAACGTACTGGAGCATTCACAACTGGGATTAGTTCTATTGCTATCAATATGCGGTGGAGAGATAACGGAACTACTGAATGGTCTGCATGGAAAGCAGGATCAATTGATGCTGTAGATAACAGTACCTTTAGGGTTGCATGGCGGAGGAATGGTCAATACTATACACGACAGTTGGAGATAGTGCATGCTGATGAAGCTCCTATCCTGATTGTGCATTTAGAAGAAACTTTCGATTACGGAGTGTAATATGGGAAAAGTTACAGAATTTACTGAAGAACCTGCCTCTGGAGTCGGAGGTACTGAATGGCTGTATATCATTGATGGATCGACAGATCGTAAGGCACGAATCAGTTCATTGAAGTCTTTGTTCGCAAGTTACGTAGCAAATCTGACTACCCTGAAAGCTACTGCAGGAAGTACTTCAAACCAGATCATTCATTTGATTGGTGGTGTGTCTGCGAATGATAGTAAGGCAGGTACGTTCTATTGGGACAAAGATCTTAGTAGTGCAAGTGGTAATGATGATGATGTAGTTGCTGTTACTGGATTGTCTGCCGGTTGTTGGGTCCGTCTTGTAGATCAGCAGTATGTCAACACCACTGGTGATGTAATGTCTGGTGGTCTTACTGCTACTGGTGATTTTGACATTGACGGTTCGGTTGATATTACAGACAATCTGACTGTAGGTTCTTCGCTCAAAGTTGCTTCGGAAGAGGTATGGCGAGAGGCTAATCTTCCCAAGACGAGGACTGCTCATGCGTGGGTATGCTTCAGTGGTGGTACTGAGAATCCTGCTGTAGCACCGGCTATTCTTGATAGCTATAATATCGCAGGAGTCAGTGATGGTGGTAAAGGAATCTTTACTATCAATATGGAAACTGATTGTGATGACGGGAATTACGGCATTATTGCCACAGCAAAAAGTTCATCGGAATACGCCACGTGGGTTGACGGTCCTCTCGTTGTCTATCAAGCAAACAATGATGCTAAGGGAGTAGGATCTTTCTTGATCAGAGTCAAGGCATCGTGGGCTACTGTTCCTAATTCTACAGCGTATTACACTAATCCGCAGGAACTGTGGGTTGCAGTATTTGCCAATGGGGAAGGTGCTTAATGGATAAAGTAATCGTCTATACCGAGTCTGATGGGAATGTCGTTGTATTCTATCCATCCCCCAAGAGTCAGTTAACGCTTGAACAAATGGTTGAACGAGTCGTACCGAAGTACATTCCATATCACATCATTGACAAGAAGGACGTTCCTATTGATCGTACTTTTAGGGCATCATGGAAAATTAAGGATGGCGGTATCCATGTAGACATGACGAAAGCACGGAAGGAATGGATGGAACGTATCCGGCAGGAACGTAATCTGAAACTGACGGAACTTGATACAGCGTATATTCGTGCTGATGAAACTGGGCATACCGGACAAAAACAAAAAGTTGCTGAGAAGAAACAAGCACTTAGGGATTTGCCTGTCACATTTGATCTTTCAAAAGCGGCTACTCCTGCTGAATTGAAACAGTTGTGGCCGTCTGATCTCCTTAAATAAGGAGGAATATGAAACCGTTTTTTAAACGATTTCTGCGGCCCATCCAGAATGAGAATGAACGTCTCAGGTGGGAAGAAGATCTAGTAGGCAAAGTCAATGAATTGTATTCTGGGATTTCAGAAGAGGGAGGTGTGCTTACAGTTTTAGTTAATAATACTGGCGCACCTTCTGTTAAAGGAACTCTGGTACAAGCCTCTACATCTATTGATGAAGGATTCATTCTTGCTGACACTAACGGCTTTACTTGTATTGGTGCTGTGTATGATGATGGGATTGAGGATGGTAAGAAATGTCGGATTGTAATCTCAGGCATTGCTGAAGTATTACTGAAAGATGGTACTGATTCTTCTGCGGGAGATTGGGTTCGAGTATCAGGTACTGCATCAGGAAGAGCAGAATCATTTACTGGTGTTCCGTCTCCCCCTACAGAAGATACACATTTCAAGGAAATAGGGCATTGTATACAGTCAGTAGAATCTGGAACAAATATTCTAACTAAGATAGTGATGCACTTCAACTAGGGGGCTAGATGAACGAATTTATTCCTGTGTCTCGCCGCACAGAATCAACTGAATACTTACCTGATAATACGGATTTCAGGTTACAGATTCTTCAACTTGAAGAATCTATGAAACAGGTAGACGGCGCTTTGATAGGCAGAGACACGGAACAAATGTGTCCTCTTACTCATACCTTTGCTGAACAAGTATATGCTAGGGAAATTTTTCTACCGAAAAATTCAGTGGTTGTGGGAAAGATCCACAAACATTCCCACCTTAATTTCCTGATGACGGGGAGAGTTAAAGTTGCTACTGAAGAAGGAGTCAAGGAAATTACTGCTCCTGCTATGTTTGTTTCTGCTCCAGGAACGAAACGTGTAGTATTTGCCGTAGAGGATTCTGTATGGATTACGGTACATGTAACGGAACATCAGGACTTAGAAAAAATTGAGGAAGAAATAATTGCTAAATCATACGAAGATATTAACCGTATTTCACATACGAAATCTGAGGTATTAGGAGAGTAATATGACTTGGGCTGCTGTAGTTGTTGGTGTAGTAGGTGCGGGAGCGTCCTACTATGGGTCGAAAAGGGCAAGTGATACACAAAAAGGCATGATGGGATATTCCAAACATGCTACATGGAAAGCACGTAAAGATATCAAGAAGGGATTTGATCTTGGTATTAAAGACCTTCGTGGCTTTCAAGGTATGCTTCGTCCAGGTATGGACAGGTATATGAATGAGATCGTATCTGGAAAGAACTTGCAAGGTCTGAGAGATCTGCAACAGGAGTACTACAACTATAAAGGGCCGACCGAACAGGATATGGCCTATGATCCTTATCGACAATATATGGATGCAGAAACCATTCGCAATACTCGAATGGCTCAAGCTGCTCGTTCCCTTGGTGGACGAAGCCTTATGAGTTCTGCGGGTATTGGACAGGAAGAACGGGCCTTGTCTGCGAATGCTGCTGATGCTTATCGGTATAGAGATGCGTCTGAGAAAGAACGTCTGATGAATTCGTTTGGGCTTCTCTCTCAGATTACAGGAATGGACGCTTCTCAACTGGCGGGTATTGCTAGTATGTATGGGGATACCACAGGTAACATCGCTCAAATGTATGCTAATAAAGGTACTGCTCTTGCGAGTAATGGGATGTCTGGTGCCGGAATGTATACGAATCTTGGACAGGGACTAGCAGGAATGCAGCAAGGGATGTATTCTAATGCGTTGAATGCAGGGCTTGGTGCTGCTGGTTCTATGCAGGGATTACAGTCAGGAGCGCAATCATTGAAGATGAATAACCAAGTAATGAATAGTCCTTACTATAATTCAATGCTCAATTCTACATATAATCCAGGAGCAAGTGGTGGATTGATGCTGAATGGCATGGGTAGTGCGAGACAAGGTACAGGGATGTACGCAGTTCCCTCTCCTTATGGGGGATAACAAAGGAGTAATATAACTATGGCATCTCCAATTGATCTTTTGCTTGGTCTGCAGCAGATGCAGATGAATCAAGAGAATTTGAAAATGCGACAAGCTGAAGCTGCAATGAAGCAGCAGGAATGGCAGAGAGAACTTGATCGGCAAGCTAGGATCAAAGAAGCCACAATGTCTCCCAGATATTCTGAACAGCAGCAGTATCAGGGTCTTCTGGATAACTATCTTCAGAGTATGAATGAAGGTCCACAACCTTTTGGATCTGAACCCATACAACCCACTGCTCCCATTTCTTTGGAGGGAATGTTACAGGCTGCTGCGGAAAGGTCTATGCTTGCAGGAGACTATGAGGCCGCGTTAAAGATGGGACAAGGTTACGATCAATTAGCTAACGCAGGTAAAAAATACGGTCCTAGCTCATTGACAGAAGCTCTAGGAACTCATGAAGGTGCCTTCCTCTCTAGATACTATCCAGGAGCGCAGTTTGATCCTGAAGAATTGAAAGTCGCCCTCATTGAGCGTTCTAAAATACTTGCAGATCCTGTGAAAAAACAACAGTACTACGATGAATTACAGACCTACATTAAGACCCTATCTAATCAGGGCATGTCTAATCTTGTATATGATCAGAATTCTCAACAATGGATGGGATTTGATCAACGCACACAGTCTATGATTCCTGTTCCTGGAATGAATGGTCGTGGATCGAGTGTTACTATGGGAGAACAAACTGAAGGTGAGAGGACTACACTCACTTTCGCCCGCGATCTCCTTGATTTGAATCAGCAGGCAATGGAAACTTGGCGTCCACAATTGACTGGTCCTTTGCAGGGAACATTTAATACGGTCAAATCAATCATGTTTGATAATCCTGATTTTGAGGCATACAGGAATGCAGCTAATCAAAGGATTATCTTGTCTTATCAGTTGTCCGGCAAACAGATGGCTGAGAAGGAACAGCAGAATATTATTGGGGCATTCCTTCCCTCTGTGTTTCAGTCCGACTCTAACCTTATGGCGAGGGAATGGGCGCTTCAACGCTTTACTAATGCCAACATCTACAATCGTTTGAAATCTATGGAAGGAAAGGTAACTCTAACTCTTGAAGATAAGGCGCTGATGGAACAAGCTAAACAGAATATGGCGAAGAGTAAAACTAATATCTTCAATATGATCTCTAAAGATAAGAATGGAGATTATTACTTGTCTTCTGCAGATAAAATTAGCTTGGAAAAGGCATTCAAAGAAGAGGCGAAACTGTATCCTGGAAACGATGCTAAACCTAGAGGAAAGATTATTGACGGAAAGGTGGTATTTGAATAATGGCAAAAACTATCTTAGTCAATATTGGTGGACGCGATGTTCCTTTTGAGGGAGTTCCTGATGCGTGGGAAGCACAAGATGCGCTTAAATACCTTGAAGATAATCCTGATCAACTGGAAGTTTTGCGTAATCTCGGATCACAACCTGCTCCTTCTAAAGAGTGGACACTAGGTTCTGCACTTAATTCTGCTAAAGACACCTTCATGGATTCTCTTTTGAATCAAAGTGATCAGGCAGGTAAGTTTGTCATGAATCCAGAACAGTCTATCCCTATGATGGGACAACTCTTGGCAGGAACTACACAGAAAGTTGGAGATCTTTTCGGAATTCAGCCACAGCCTAATGAACCCGACTATCGGGCATTACCTGAAGCTGTTGGACAGAATTACAAAGAAGCCTATGGTGGAACTCAAAATATTCTGAATACTCTCGCTACTGATCCTGCTCGAATGGCGTTTGATCTTTTGCCTATAGCACAACCTGTAGGCAAAGCGATGCTAGGTAAAGCTGCTGCAATTCCAGGCTTACCTGCAGCAGCTAAAACTGGTATTGATATGGTACTTAATCCTGAGAATATTCCAGGAGTCGCAGCGAGAAATATTCCTGGAATGAGTACTATGCCTGAGTATCTTTACAGACATGCGCTTGCAATGGGTAGTGGGAATATAAAAGATTCTCTAATTTCCCAGACAGCGAAGATTGCGCTTGATCAAGACTTGGGCGTCGGGCGTAAAGGGGTTAAATCTCTTAAAGCTCAAATGAGGAGTCAAGGAGCAAAGATTACTTCGGTTATTGATGAGGCAGAACGACAGGGAGTAATGATTGATCCCATTGAATTCGTAACCGAAATTCGGAATCAAGGAGGTAAAGGGGTCACTCCGTTGTCTCCTAAAGGACTGACTGCAGATGAACCCTTTAACGTACTTGCTGACGACTTCATGGATTTTGTGGTGAATAAATACGGCACTAATGGTGCAGTGCCTAATCAGATTCCTATCAAGACATTCTATGAATGGCGAAAATTATCAGGTAAACGTCTGCAAGGATACTGGGATAAATTGAATAAAACTCCTGATCCTAAAGCAACGGACGAAGCATTAGCTGCTGTGGCAGGATACAGAACTGCGGGCCGTCAGATCTCTTCTAAAGTTCCCGAGATTATTCCTGTTAATAAGCAGTATCACGATACGGCAGTAGCGGCAAATCTGATGGATAACATTGTGAAGAAAAGGTTTAAAGAACAATTTATTCCCTCACAAGTTACATTGCCCTTAGCAATTGAATTCGCAGGAAAAGGGCATGCAGGTATTGCTACAGCTATCGGCACTGGTCGTGTATTTATGCGACAGATTGAAGATGTAGCTGCACGTTATTTGTATAACCGCATGCAGCTTCGTCCTCATATTAAGTCTAAAGGAGTACGCTCTGGACTGAAGAATACGGCTAAAGGATATGTTGGAGGGAGTTATCTTGATTCCATTCTGGAGCAAGAACTTCAGAAAGGAGAACAGGATGGACGGTGAACATGACTTCCGCCCGTGTGCTTCTCACCCTGAGTTTGTTAAAGCCACTACGGAGTTGATGAATGCTGTTAGCGTGTTGAGTAACAATGTAAAGTGGATTGTCGCTATCGGTAAAGGATTGTTTGCGATTGGATTAGCCTTGTTGGTCACTGTGATATTCGCCATCTTCTATGCAGGTACGATGGCAGAACGTATTGACATACTCAACAGTACTGTTATCTCAATGAAGAAGGAGATGGATGACCATATCCACGGGCATGTTCATCCTGAATAGGAGTTATTATGCTCTGGAGAACAATGTTCAGTAGATCCTTTGCTACTGAGGACTTGCCTGGTGGTGAAGATGTGTGGAAAGTATCTCATGGATTCTATTTTCGAGATACAGAAGGCAAGAAACATTACGTCAAATCCGGCACCATAACCGATGGTGCGAGTATCCCTAAGATCTTGTGGTCAGTCATTGGTCATCCTAGGGAAACTGACATAGGACAAGCAGCGGCAGTTCATGATGTGCTATACAGGAAGGGAGGTATTTCTAGGAAGAGGTGCGACGAGATTCTGATTGAAGGCATGGAATGCTTGAAAGCATCTTGGACGAAGAGAACTCTCGTCTATTATGGACTGAGAGTAGGTGGATGGAAAGCATGGAATATGTATAGACAGAAAGAGGGGCGGCCATGAGCCGCCCCTTTTCTTTATCCATTTTGCAGTCGAGATGGAGAACTCGCTGTTCGTAGGCTCAGGTCGCTTATCGTGTTAAATGCGGACGCCGTTCAAGCCCGTTGCCGGGATAATAAGCACGGCCAACGCTTCGCCCTTAACTAACGTCTTAGAGGACGAGATACCCTCAATGACCTACTACTAATCTCCTGGTGCGCTTCGACGGGTAGTCCCGTCAAGAGGCGAGGAGTGCAATGTGGTGGGGCAGGTAGGAATTGCACCTACAAGCTTTCGCAACTGATTTACAGTCAGTGGGACTCACTACGCTGTCCAACTACCCCAAGGTGATACTTGCCTAGAATTCTAGGCAGGAGATTCAGAAATAACTACCTCGCCCCGAGGGCGCTTCTCTCGAATGATGTAAGCACCATCACGAGCACGAACCATTTCAATCTTAGTAGGATCGAAGGTAAACATGATGGACTTTTCGTGGAGTTCTTCTTCTCCCTGAAACACGTTAACTTCATTCTGCTGAATTTTGATATCCATTAACACATCTCCTTGTAAGCACTGAGTGCTTTTTCTGGGGTGCCTTTCCCCTTATGAGTATTATACCATTTCTTCCAGTAAGCTGCAAGCTCTACATGAGTTGATGGAATAGGTTCTGGACAGCGGAGATAATGAATCCTCGCCATTAGGATAGCGTATGCCAGATTCCATCGCATTTGATCAGGATGTGCATGATTATACTTGGCAATATCAGCTACGATATGTGGCTTATATTTCAAGTAGTTATCCCACAAATCCTTTTCAGTAGCAGGTTCCATCTGGAACACACCTCTCGCCGGTCCTTTAACCTGAGTTAAGTATGTTCCCATTCTACTTTCTACTGCAGCAGTCATCATCAATAACTCTACAGCTTCATTGGAGTACAGATTGCACTCATGTAAAACAGTGCAGATCAACTCTCGGAATTGGGCTTTATCAAACATACCATCATATTCCGCACACTCCGCCGGAACACCTTTCTTCAGTTTCGTCAAATATAACTCCACGCTTCCCTGCGGCTGTCGCATACTCCACTGGAGTAATAGGTTGTCCTCCCCTTGCCCCGTCTGGATAGGTAGTAATACCCCGCAGACGAGTACAATATTTGTACAAAGTATCCGCCAAAATCCGTGTAGTATCCTCATTGTTATGTTTGTTACCCCATTCTGGCAGATTGATCGTGGAAGAAATCCCCATGTCAACATAGTCCTGAATGTCTGCCTGAAATTTAATACGTTGCTCTGGATTGATCGCCATGCTTTGAGAAGTCTCAATGGAATCAGGATCAACCCCGAACTCATTGATTATTCTTTCTGCTGTCGCGTCAATAACATACTGGTATTTCCATCGGGTTCCCGCCTCAAGATAACGCCTCTTATACGCAACCGCAAATAATGGTTCAATGCCTGTCGTAGTTGACGCCAATATTCCGATTGTTCCTGCGGGGGCAATTGCTCGGAATTTCTTAGGATACGATAGAAAGAATCGTTCACAGTGTTCTTTAGAAGCTCTCTCCGATTCATTTTTGTAAACCTCCAACCACTGTCGTAGTTCATCATTTACTTCATACGAGTATCCTCTCTGCAATAGCCACTCATGAATACCCATCAAACCTAATCCGATTTTGCGGTTCGCCTCTCTAACGTATTTGACTTTATCGTATGGGACATCTCCTCGCATAGTCCCGCACACAAGGAACTTACTAGCAAGATGCACAACGTCCTGCAGTTCATCAACTGTGGAGATATTACCAAGATTAATGCTGCCGAGATTACAAACATCTGAATCGTCTTCAGAAGTAAACTCAGTGCAAGCATTCCGTAGGGTATCGTTTTCATTTTGGTAAAAGTTGTAGCAATGGCCGGGTTCTCCGGTCTTGCACATCCTTTCTACAGACTTATACCATAGATCTTTTCCTGCGTCATTGTTCCGTAGGAAATCAGTATCCCAATTAATACTGATGTTAGTCATATCCAGTTGTGCGGGAAAGTTAAAGTCCTGCGCTTTAAGTTCCCGAATTACTTGAGGCCAATCCTTTGCCCTCATAAACTCTTGGATGTCTTCATGCTGCCAGTTCAGAGAGGCGAAGATAGCTGATCGTCTGGAACCTCCCTGCATAACGTTTCGTCCCACTTCGTTGACACTACACATGAGGGGAAGCGGTCCTGAAGAGGTTCCACCAGTTCTCGAAAGTCTGCGTCCAGACGGGCGAAGAATTGAGTAATCAACTCCGATCCCTCCGCCGGACATGAGACAGTCAGATGCCCGTTTAAGGAGGCTACCCCACTCTTCTCGCGTATCTTCTTCGGCCCGGAGGCAAAAACAGTTATTGTAAAAGTGCAAAGGTCGTCCGGCATAGTAAAGGTATCTACCTCCTGGAATAAATTTCATCGACACCATGAATTGTTCCAACTGTTCCCTATCCGTCTTAGACATAATCGCTGTGGTGGTCCCCCCTCTAGTACCACACACATCGTCTACCAATCTGTTACACAATCGCGGCCAAGTATCATCAGGTTCGATAGCATACTTGAGACGAAAGATCGTTTCTGCGAACTGTGTTTTCCATCGAAAGTTATCCATGTTATCGCAGACCTGCTTTCCGCTCCATCAAGTCAGCGAGTTTCATTCCTGCTGTATATTTGCGCTTACACTTATTGCACACAAATCTGTCACTACCTTTACGTGCACCAAGATGCCCGACTTCGATAGGAGTTGCACAGTCATCACAAGGTATAATAGCCATTAGATATCCTCTTCAAAGTTAGTAATATGTTCCAAGTCTTCTTGAACTGTTTCATTCTGTTGATTGTCCTTGATCCATTCCTCCACAAAAGTAATTAGATCATCCAGAGGAATGTTTAGATGATCTACCAATTCTGCCGGATCATAACGATCCTTGTAATATTCAATTAGACCGTTAAGATCCTGTTGACCCAAAACCTCCCTCACCCCTCTCTGTTTCAGATAGTTCATCAACATCTTGAAAGATCAAATGTGGCACTTGTTGTGGTACGAGTTGAGCAATACGTGTTCCTGCTGGAAAATCAATAGGTACAGGACTACGAAGAAGCACACAGATTTCCCCCCGATAATCTGCATCAATAGTCCCAGGACTGTTTGTTACAGTGATGCCATACTTTGCAGCAAGTCCCGATCTAGGACGTATCTGTAACTCATATCCTTTAGGTATCTCGACAGCTAGCCCCGTCTTGACCACCTCCGTGTGATTGGGCATAAGTCGTAATTCCTGAAGGCACGAGATGTCCATCCCTGCTGACATAGGAGTTGCATACGACGGGATCACCGCATTCGGGTGCAGCTTCTTGATTTTGACCCACAGCATTCCGGTACTCCTCAAAGTAGATTAGTAGTTGAACATAATGAATAATCTTTTCTAGATCTTTGACGCCTCCTTTATTCCTCCATCGAGTAATATACTTGACAATATTGCCTTCAATAAATGGGAGCTTATTAGCAACAATGTATTCAACTGGTTGGATTGCCTGACTCTTGTAGTGACTGCCGCCTGGCTGAATCTTCAGCGGTGATCTGTTTGATCCATTCCTTTCGAGCGCGGCTTTTAACGATGTTAATGGCTTGTTCACGTGAGAAGTCCTTTCCTGTTAGGGGATCTTTCCATTTATTGTTCAGCTTCTTCCACCGATTAGACCACAATAGATGCATTTCGTGTACGAGTTTTTCTCCTTTTGTGTTCATAACTCCCTCATTAATACAATTGGAATAGACGGTTCATACTGATTTGTTCTGTATCAAATCCTTCATCATGATGATGAAGCATCGTCACTCCTTTCCACCAGTTGTTCTCAGCACCATCTGCGTAGTGAGGTGTCTCTGAGAAGAAACATCCACAAGCTAGGGCCGTAGAGTTCTTACCGCTGTCCATACGGCGTTCTTCCATGTACTCCCACCTATGGGTATGCCCAAAAACGATATTGCCATTGTAGCGTTCTAGAGCGCGTGCTACAGCATACTTACCACTGATAGGTTGATTAGCTTTGTTCATGGGACAATGAGTGAAGGTTGTCTCATGATTTCGATAGAAACTACGATAAGGAATGAAATCAATAGAATAATCAGAGAGCCGAAGATCACGATCCACGGCCATGAATCCCTCCAATTCAGCATGAGTTTCGACGTACCGCCTTGCTCTGAATTCATGATTACCCTCCAGATAAACAATCTTAGGTCGATACTGTTTCTTTTGCTGTATCCTCATTACCTGATTATGACCCTGTATAGGAGAAAGCAACCTATCAAGAGCCATGCGACCAGCTTTAATATCTTCTTCATATCGACGTTGCTCCATGAGTAATCGTTTATTCATGTCGAAATCAGAGAGACTATCGAGAGAAACAAAATCCCCCATGATAATAATTTCAGGGGGCTTCTTCTCTAACACCAGTTTACCACACTTATCGAAGCGTGTCAAATCTTCGCCAACTGTTACATGTGCATCAGGGATTAGAAGAGTTTGCATTCTTCCACTTCTCCTTAGCTTTTTGATAGCCCCTCTTGTATTCCTCTTTACCTACCTTAACAAGTGCTTTGTAGATAAGATCCTGAAGATCAAGAGTAGGTCCGGGACTCATTACAGAATCCCTAAACGTCTGCACAATCTGGAATGCAGTCTCATTTGCGTTCATTGACTTTCTCCAGCAGTGTAAAGAAATGCTCCATGTCCATCATGACTACAGGCTTACTCCGATTCTTCATAATACATAGAAGCCATTCCCTGCCTTCAGGAGTGTTCTTCCTCGCCTGTGTAATCCATGACGGAATGCACCACTTCTCAGTATTTTTACACTCCACTGCGTATTTGAATTTCTCAAAGGCTTCGCCAGTGAGTTTAACATCTACTCCCTGCTGCCCCATTTCACGTGGAGCAATCATCTCGTCATAACCCACAGGCAGTCCCAAGAGTTTACCAATCCTCTCAGCAACTACCCATTGGAACCTACGTCCCTTCGCTTTCGCACTGCTTGGTTTCATTTAGATACTCCTGATATTGAGAACAGAATTTTTGCTTTCCAACCCCATTGATGTGAAGTTTTCTATGGCAATTAGAACATACAAGGATACATTTATCTAGTTCTCGTTTAATCTTATCAAAGCTTTTCCACCGGATTCTTTGCGTGATTGTATATTCTTTTTGAGCAGGATCTTTATGATGAAAATCATAAATACATGGATCATCTTTAATCCCGCATACGCTACAGACTCCACCTAAATAAGCTATACCGAGTGCCTTTCTCCGGTGATGGGAACTTTTAGCATAGCTATTCTTCTGCTCTTTTGTGATATTCTTCTTTTTAGCCTCTACAAAACAATGTTTACACCATGTATATCTCCCATCTTTATATCGAACATTGATATAGAAAGTATCTATAGGATACTCTATTCCGCATTTTCTGCATTTTTTTGTATGCAATATGCCCTCCATTGCGCACAAAAATTTGCGACAGAGCAGTACTCTTCACAACGAGTACGTTTTCCCTGTCTAATTGCAATGTACTGATCCTTGGTCACAATGTTCTCTGCTTCTTCCATTGAGTCTACAACTCTTACTGCAGATTTTCTGCCATCTTTCATAACGGCATATCGTGTCGGTTGTTCCCAACACTCTTCTGCAGTACATGAATGAAGTTCATTATCTGCTTTCGTCTCGTTACTGATATGTAAGGAAACTCGTTCCTCAATAAATGCCTGACATTGCTGATCAGACCATACCTCCAGAGGAATAATTACCAATGGAGTTTGAGGATATTGACGATCTTGCGCAGCTTTCTTCTTGTCCCAATCCCTGAGAATAGCGCAGATCTTAAGGCGATCAACAGGCTTGCCATTCGTGCGGAAGATATGGGCATAGATATTAAGCTGCTCTTCCCATTCATGCAGACGAGAACCGTATACTAAAGTCCAAGCCGATGTAACTTTATAGTCCGTGATACATCCTTCGCTGTAGTGATCAACTTGCCCGCCGACAATTCGACTACATACGTCCAGATACATTCGCTGTTCGGCTTCTGCTGTGTCACCAACATGAGATTCGAGTAGGGAGTGAACCGCATGTCCAAAGACTGACCACACTCTGTCGATTGCATCTTCTTCAAGTTCATGCCAATGCCTCCGTTCCAGTTGGACTAGTTGGGGTGGTTTCAATAATGTAGTGACTGAGTAATCGTTCTTGCCGGGAGTGTAATTATCCTTTGCGATAAAGTTATACACTGCCTCTGGCATATTATGCTTGTTAGTTATTTTCATCACCAATATTCCTCCGAGTCATGGGGTATATACAGCCATGCCATATAATGTAATTCCATCCTAGGAGTTAAGCACCCCTCCACTTTGGGATCAGGGTGCTTAACATTCTTCGGACAGGTAGCACATGTTGGACGGGTTGTAGGTCTACATGTACTACAAAATACATGTGCCATTAATCGTCAAATCCATCTTGATCGAAATCGTCAGGAGATAATTCCGGCCTATCAACCTTATCTTCCTGATCAGTACAAGACAGATACGGTTCATAGAGTTTGGCAGCACTCAGCACCTGTTCGGCAAGGAACTCCATGCTCTTAGTTTTGGACGCTGCGAATGCTCCTGCCTTGATCATCTCAAAGACCAGAGCCGATCCTTCCTTGATTGCTACTGCACGGGCAATACGCTTTTGCGTATCAGGATCTTGCTGTCCATAAGTACGATTACCTGTACTCTGAGGTGCACTATGCGTTGCACCTTCTGTAGCAGACAGCTTACGAATGTCAGTGGGAGTCTTCCACTTATCCGTACCGAAAGTAATCTCAACCTTATCCCCTGCCTTATAATCAGCCAATGCCTTTGCTACAGGATTATCGCTGAAGAGAAAGCGAGTAGTCGGTTCTTTTGCCTGACCTTTGTACGGCTCACCCTGATACGTAACTTCTAC